TCCGATTAGGCGTCTTACTGCTATCGGTGCAAAAACATTTCCGCTGTATTCTGTTCCGTTAATGCCTGGTGTGCAGATTGAAGGAACTTGGGGCTATCCATCAGTACCAGATGATGTGCGCGAAGCGTGTGTGTTATTGGCTGCTCGTGGTTTTGCGCGTTACAACGCTGCGTTGGGCATAGTGGGATTTGCTGATATGGCTATGACAATTAAAGCCGTTGACCCAGATGTGCGCGATTTTCTTAATCCGTACAGAAAATTGGCGGTTGCCTAATGGCTGCCACCCCATCACAAATTGTCAACGGTCTTAAAACTCGTTTAGCGACTATTAGCGGTTTGCGTACATTTTCGTATCAGCCGTCACAAGTAACGCCACCGATTGGTTATCCAGTTCTAAACACCGTGACATATCACCGTGCGATGAGTGGTGGTTTGGTTGAGTTTGATGCAACCGTATTTGTTGTTGTGGGTCGTTATACGGATGACCGAGCGTTTGCAGACCTTGATGATTATTTGGCGTATTCGGGGGCTAAAAGTATTCGTGCTGCTATTGAGGGAGATGAAACGCTTGGTGGCGTTGCACAATCGCTTACGGTAGTGTCTGGTGCAAGTATTGTTAATCTTTCACAAGGCGATGCGGACTTTTTACAGGTCGCAGTACAAGTAATTATCAACGGTTAGGATAAGAATATGGCACAATACAAAGTTGTTTCTAAAAAAATGCCGCAATTTAAGCACGGTTCAATGGTTGACGAATCTGACCTTGTAGGTGCTAATATTCAGGCGTTGCTTGATGGCGGTCATATCGCTATCATCGGCAATAAGAGTTTCAAGAAAGAAAACGACAAGCAACCAAAGGTTGAGGAATAACTATGGCAATTATCGCACTCAAAGATGTTTCGGTCACCATCAACAGCGTTGATTTGAGCGACCACGCAAGTTCGGCTGTTCTCACGCATGAGATTGAGCAGCAGGAAGCAACGGTTATGGGTGGCAACCGTTCGTTCATCGGCGGTATCCAGAACAACACTTTGGAAGTCACGATGTATCAAGACTTTGCTGCAAGCGAAGTAGAAGCAACTGTTTTCCCATTGGTCGGAACACAGACCACAGTTGTGTTGAAGCCAACTTCGTCGGCTGTCGGTGCGGATAATCCTTCGTACACGCTGACGAACTGCTATCTCGCAAGTCACACGCCGATTAATGCTTCGGATGTTGGTGCAACCTCGCCCATCACCCTGACCTTCACGGGTGGTACACTTGCGAAGGCTGTTTCGTAAACTAACGGGAACCTGAGAAGGAGTTACAAATGAAGATTCCATTGGTGGTTACATTCATCAACGGCGACAAAGCCGATGTTGATGCAATCTTTCCTGACTTTATTGCATTTGAGCGCGAGCGTCGTAAGAGTGTGGTGAAGTTTGAGGCAGAAATGCAGTTGACTGATTTGGCGTGGTTGGCGTGGCACGCAGAGAAACGCCTAAATAAAACCGCCTTGAAGTTTGACCCTGATTGGGTTAGTACGGTTCAGCAAGTAGAAGCACGCGACGAAGAGGTGTCCGTCCCTTTGGAAAGTTAGGTAAGGGTAGCGCGCATTGGAATATTGCTGCTCTTGCCTGTGAAACTGGTATCGCGCCACAAGATTTGATTGAGTGTGGTGAGTTAATGGTGGATACCATGTGGGAGTATTTGCAGTGGCGTGCAGAGCGGATGCGACGCAAGCGTTAGATATACAATTAGACATATGACTGCTGTTCGTGTTGAGGTAGAAGGTTTGCGTGTTGCGCTTGCAGAATTAAAGAAGTACGACAAGACCATGTATAAGGTTCTTGAAGGCAAACTGAAGTTAGGTGCTCAACCGCTTGCCAGCAAAGTCGGTAGTTCGTTTCCAGATAAACCTTTGTCTAAGTGGCATTCGTCTGGCGGTCGTAAAGGAAAAGTAAATATGCCACCCTATAACGGTGCGGCATCTAAACGCGGAGTAAAACCAGTTGTGGGTATTGGTCGTATTAAGAAAGTTCCGTCTGGTTCTCAGCGTGGCATCTTGCGTATTGAACAACGCAACGCTGGCGGTGCCGTGTATGACAGGTCGGGAAGTATGCGCCCCGAATCACAATTTGTAAAAAACTTGGATAAACATACTTCTCGTAAAAGCGAAAAGGGGCGTACCCGTTCGCGTACTTTGTTCCCCAAAACAAAACAGAATATGGCTATGATTGAGCGCGAAGTTGATGCTGCGTTAAGTGTTACCAACACACTTGTCGCTAATGCGATTCTTAAAGGCTAACTAATGGCACTTGGCGTAAATATTGTCTCCACATTTGATGCGAAGGGCATTAATCGTGCAGTTACACAATTCAAAGCCTTAGAAGGTGTCGGCAATAAAGCCACCTATGCGCTGCGCACTATTGATAGTGCAGCGAAACAATTAGCGGCAGCGGCAGTTAAAGCGGCTGCTGGTGTTGCAGTTCTTGGTGGTTTCGCAGTTCGTGAGTTCGCCAAGTTTGATGGGGCGATGACTGAATCGTTAGCGATTATGGGCGATGTGTCTGATGCTATGCGCGAAGAAATGACTAAGGCTGCGCGTGATATGGCTAAGACAACCACATTTAGTGCGACTGAAGCCGCTAAGTCGTATTTCTATCTTGCGTCGGCTGGTTTGAACGCTGAACAAAGTCTTAAAGCGTTGCCTGTGGTCGCGAAGTTTGCGCAAGCAGGAATGTTTGATATGGCGTTAGCAACCGACTTGCTGACGGATGCACAGTCGGCACTTGGTTTAACGATACGCAATAACACGGTTAAGAACATGGAGAATATGACTCGTGTTTCTGATGTGTTGGTTAAAGCAAATACTTTGGCTAATGCAACAGTTCAACAGTTCTCTGAATCGCTAACCAATAAGGCTGGTGCAGCGATGAAGGCGGTGAATATGGATATTGAGGAAGGTGTCGCTGTTCTTGCTGCGTTGGCTGACCAAGGTATTAAAGCCGAAGAAGCAGGTACGCAGTTCAGTATTGCGTTGCGTGACTTACAAACAAAAGCATTAGATAATGCTGCGTCATTTGAGGCGTTAAACATTACCGTCTATGACAGCGATGGGAACCTGCGAAATATGGCAGACATCGTTGCAGACCTTGAAAATGCTCTAAGTGGAGCATCTGATGAAACCAAAAAAGCAACACTCTTGCAGTTAGGATTTGCCGACAGGTCTGTTGCAACCATTCTGGCATTGTTGGGAACATCTGATGCGATTAAAACTTATGAGACACAGTTGCGTTTGGCTGGTGGCACGACGGAAGATATTGCGAAGAAGCAACTGGAATCGTTGCAGTCGCAACTTAAATTGGCAAAAAACGCGATTGTTGATACCGCGATTTCTGTTGGTCAGGCACTCGCACCAAAAATTGAAGCGTTGACTAATTTTATTCGTGAACTTAATCGTATTGTGGGTCAGGAAGGTTTAGGTGCTGCACTTCGCTATACGGCTGGCGAAATAATGAATGCCATTGGCAATATGGGTACATTGGGCAACACGATTTATGTAGTAACCGCAGCATTTGTGGCATTACGAGCAACTGCTATTGCTGCAACAATTTCTATCAACCTTTTTAATACTGCACTATTAAACACGCCTTGGGGTAGGGCAGTCGCGTTGGCTTTAACTTTAATCACGGCGCTTGCTGCAGCGTACATAAAATTTGAGGGCTTTCGGGATGTAGTGAACAAGGTTGCCAATGCTGTTATTTGGGCCCTTGAAAAAATTGTTAACTCGGTCATTCAGTTTATTAACTCATTTATTACTGCCAACAATCTGATAAGTAAGGCTCTGAAGTTTATTGGAATTGACCTTGGGGAAGTTGGCGAAATCGGTTATGTCTCATTTGGTCGTATAGGTGAAGCCGCTAACGACTCCGTACCAGCAATTTACAATGTTTACAATGCAATTGTTGATGCTGAAAGTCGGCTGGCTGGTTTCGGAAACAAAGTGGGCATAGCATTTGACCCACAAAAGGTTTACACACTTGCCGATGCTCAAAACGCAGTAAAGTTTGCAGAACAAAATCTTGCGCGACTAAGAAAAGCCGAACATAAAGATTTGGTGGCGTTAAAGTCGGCTACCGATGAATTAGCAGCGGCAAATGCAAATCTCGCGTTGATTACTGGCGACAAAAAATCTGGTTCGGTGGGTAAAGCAGTTGAGACTACTCAGGAAAAATTGCGTAAGTTTACGGAGGCATTGCGTTCTCAAACACAGGCGCAACGCTCGTTGCGTGATGCAACAAAAGCGACCGCTGATGCCCAGAAGAATTTGCAGGAAGCAAACGATGCGCTAGTAAAAGCGCAAGACCAATTTAATTTAGTTGTTAATGGTTATGGAAAAGATAGTAAGCAGGCGCGTACTGCACAGGAAGATTTGGATGTGGCACAACGCGATGTTGAGCGTTCGGCTTATGGTATTGAGGAAGCAATTTTCGCGGTTCAGAAAGCCGAAGAAGATTTAGCAAAGGAGCGTCAAGACCCTGAAACAAATGCGACGAAAATTCGTGAAGCAGAAATTGCTTTAGCGCAAGCAAAGTTGTCTGTTAAAGATGCGACTGACCGTGAGCGTGATGCCACTCGTGAATTGGCTCGCGCACAACAGGCTCTTGATGAAGCAACCAATGGGGCAAAAGAAGGCAGCGATGCATATAAGACTGTTTTAGACCAACTTAATGCCGCGAAGAAGGCTCAGGAGGATGCAATTGACCGCGTTGTTCAGGCGCAAGAACGAGAGCGTGACGCTATTTATGAGGTTGGTGAGGCTCAACGAGAACTTAATTCTCTAGAAAAAGAATATGGAAAATTGTTAGCAGCACGAGCAAAACTTAAATATGATGCAGGACAGGTGGTGGTTCCAACCGTTACAACGCCAACAACTATTGCGCCGTCTGGCGATGGTCAAGTTATCTTGCCTGATGTGGCTCAATTCGTTGATTCCCTATACGCAGGGCAGATAACGGATACTGAGCGTGCAAATATCAATGTTGTTGTTAATGCTGGTATGGGAACTGACGGGCAGGCAGTTGCATTGGATATCGTAAATGTGCTGAAACAGTATGAACGCACGAATGGTTATGTGCCGATTACTTCTCAATACACGGCGTTTCTCTAATGCCAACAACGCTTGCTTCTGGAGAAGAACTTACTGTTCTGATGGAACTTGGTTTCCCCATTTATCGTTTCACGCTTGGTGATTATTCCACGAAGGTGACACGCACAAACCTTGTCACCAATCCATCGTTTGAGACAAACACGACCAACTGGTACGGGGTATCGGCAACTATTACACGAATAACCACTGACGCATACATAGGTTCCGCTTGCCTAGCGGTAAACAAGAACGCTGTCGTCATTGGCAGAGTTCAGTACGCCAATACCGCAGCAAATCGGATACCCGTAACGCCAGGTCTTACGTATCAGTTCAGCGCATACGTCAAAGTACCGGCAGGTCAGCCGTCGTGTTCACTGCGTATTCGCACCCGAGAATATACGGCAGTCGGGACAAATCAACAAAGCCAAATTAGTTCGGCTACTACCGTTAGTGATACTGACGGTTGGGTGCGCTTATCATTCGCAGATACACCAATAGCAAATACCGTTGGCATGGATTGGGCAATAGAAGAAACTACCGCCAACGCTAAATTGTGGTACGTAGACGGTGCGATAGTAGAACAAACATCAACGCTTCGCCCTTACTTTGACGGTTCGTACAGCGACTCGTGGACAGGGTACATACAAGACGGTGCGTTGTCGTGGTCGGGAACGGCTAACGCAAGCACATCATCAGGCACTTGGGGGTTGATAGGAACCGAAATAAGTGCTGGTAGTGAACCTACTGATGGAA